TCTCGATCGATGCGGTTGGCGATATAGCAGTTAGCGCAAATTATTTAACGCACACGACGACGACATACAATGCATCGTCAGGCGCGAACACGACGACATTTTCCACGATCGCTGGCGTCAAGGTCGTGTTCGCTGATTTTAAGATATCAGAAATTGATGGACAGATGATACGGCCAGAAGACAAAAAGGCGCTGATACCGGCAACGAATATGAATGGAGTGTCACCTGGCGTGAATGATCGAATAGTTTCGGATGTTAGTGTTGTGTGGGAAGTTCAGGACGTTCGACTAGACCCTGCTGGGGCGCTGCATAAGTTGCAAATAAGGAGACCATGATGCCATTGAAAAAGGGCAAGAGCAAAAAGGCAGTTGGTTCAAATATCAAGACACTTCGCAAAGAAGGGCGCCCGCCGAAGCAGGCTATAGCCATCGCCTTGAACAAAGCCCGCGCGGCAAAAAGAGGGTCAAAGCGTGGTCGCTAAGAATGTCGCAGGGTTTACCGCCGATCTGGAATCTTTTGCCAGGCAGATCGATGTCGATCTCGGCCAGGCTCGCAGAAAAGTAGCCTTTGAAATTTTCCGATCTGTGGTGGCCAAATCGCCTGTAGACACAGGGCGCTTCCGGGCTAGTTGGACGGTTGCGGACAAATCGCCAAGTGAATCTGTACAGCCGACAGAGAGCGGGTCCTATCAACCACCAAATCCTGAATCATTTGGTGCAGATTTCACCAATCCGTTTTCAATGACCTGGATTGCCAATGCATTGCCTTATGCTGCTGCCCTTGAATTTGGCCACTCTAAACAAGCACCAAGTGGAATGGCGCGAATCGCTGTGGCCGAGGCTGAAGCAAACCTTGATGCGTTGATCAAATGAGCTTTGACGCTGAACGCCAAGCCATAGAAAGTAGATTCGCTGCAAATTTCACGAGTCTCGCGGCGGATCGCATTGCTTATGAGAATGTGAAATTCAAGCAACCAACATCAGGCTCATGGGTGAGATTGACAATTCGTAATGGTGATGCACGTCAAGCGTCTATCGCGAATAGTCCGCTCAACAGGTACATCGGAGTCATCGTCGTTGATGTATTCGTCCCAGAAGACACGGGCACCGCAACAGCCAGGCAATTGGCGGAAAGCGCGGCAGCCGTTTTCCGTAACGTTCAATTCTCTGTCACCGGCAGTGGAACGATTACGACCAGGGTCCCAACGATCTTTCCTGTTGGGGTTCAGAACGGCTGGCTCCAATTATCAATGAGCGTTGCTTTCTATCGAGACATCGTAGACTAGCCGCCCTTACGCACGCGCACAGGAGAAACTAAATGGCACAAGCAACTGGTAATAAGGCGGCGTTGCGCTTTTCAGCGGAATCCACCTGGGGCGAAACGCCTTCAGGTCCGGCGATGACCGAAATTCGGTTCACCTCTGAATCGCTCAGGCACCGTAAGCAAACGATCACTTCGCAAGAGGTCAGGTCAGATCGTATGCGAGCCGACATCCTTGAAGTCGGTCAATCTTCGGATGGCGACATTGCCTTTGAGCTTTCCTATGGCGATTGGGAAGCCTTTTTCGAAGGCGCGTTCGCCAGTACCATCACTTCTTCTTTGGTGACGGATGCCAGCGTTACGGTGTCGGCGTCTACCATCACTGGACCAACAGGCACTAACTTCACTGTCTTCAAAGCTGGTCAATATATTCGTTTAAGCGGCGCATCTGCTGCTGCTAACGCTGACGTCGTGGCAAAGATCTCTTCATTGACGTCGACTGTATTAACCATTACAGGCACAACTCTAACGTCAGAAGTGACCTCTGCTACCGTCAATGGGCGTATGTTGCGCAACGGCACCACGGAGAAGTCGTATCTGATCGAAGAGAACTTCAGCGATATCACGGCGGTGAAATACTTCACTGGCATGGAGCCGTCGCAGATGCAGATAAATGTTCAAGCGCAGCAGATTGTGACTGGTGTATTCAGCTTTGTCGGTAAAGGCGGCGCCACCGCGTCTGTGACAATCGCTTCGTCTGTGGCTTCTGCGACAAACAACGTCCCGATGACAGCGGCAGTCAATGTTGGAAATATCTTCGAAAACAACGTTGCGCTTGCTACCAATCTGACTGGGTTGCAGGTCACTATGAACGGCAATCTCCGTCAACAGCCAGCAGTTGGCAGCAAACCTGCCATCGGTATTGGCCAAGGCGGGTATGACGTTACTGGCACGTTGACTGCGTACTTTGAAGACATCTCGTTGTATCAAAAGATGATCAATCACACCGTGACGAGCCTGTCTGTTCGGTTTGAAGACACCGACGGCAACATCATGGTTTTAACCATCCCATCAGACTACTACTCCGAAGGCGATCCGGTTGTCACAGGAATTGACACCGACGTCTTTTTGCCCCTGACTTTTGCTGCAAGGCGCGACAGCACGACTGACACAATGTTGCAGTTAGATTTCCTACCTGCGACGCCATAAGACCTCGTGCGCGCGAGTAGTGGCCGGTGCCCGTCGGGGCGGCTGGCATCGGCCACGCCCTCTACTCATAAAAGGTGACACATGGACATCAGCACGATTTACACGAATGCGGATCTGGAAGAAACTGGCGTCTGGTTTGATTATCGCGACGATTCACAAGTCTTAGTCGCTAGCCTGGCGAATGGAAAATTTCAACGGTACAGTGACCATCTCCGCAAGCCATATGAACGGCAGAGACAGATCGGCGCTCTCGGCGTGGACAAAGAAACAGAATTGTTGTGTAAAGCTTTGGCTCGCCACGTCGTCCTTGACTGGAAGAATTTTGAAAAGGATGGAAAACCACTGCCATATAGCGAAAAAGCAGCGTTTCAACTTTTGATGGACTCGCGCGTATTTCGCAATGATATGGTCTCCTTTGCCGCTGAAAATGAAGCATATAGAATTGAAAAGGCAGAGAGTGCGGAAAAAAACTCCGTGAGTACGTCCGGCTTAACCTCGAAGTCGGACAAGAAAAACTAAATTTTTTAACAGAGAAAGCTAGACAATCCGGAAAATTGTCAAAGACGCTGGAACAGATCCCAATTTTGTCTTCAACAGAATCATTGTGGCTCAATGTATTCCAAACGCTGTCACCCTCAAGAGTCGAGACGTTTGGCGGATCGATACCGGCTGCGACGATTATCGAATACGTCAAATCTGTCATAGGACCGTCTGAAGTTAAACTTGGCCTTCGATTGATTTTTGCGATGGATGATGAACTTAGAAAACATCAGGAAAAAACAAAGGACAAAAAGTAGTGGCGTTTGAAACCGGCATTGCCATTTCAATTGATGCGCGCGGCGCCAGGGCCGGGGCACAGCAAGTTAATGCTGCTCTCCACAGCATGTCTGGCACTGCACGTTCGGCAATTGGTGTTATCGATGGCGCATTTGATCGGCTGCGACGACAAATATTCAATTTGCGAAATCTCATCCTCGGCGCTGGCGTCGGAATTCTAGCCAAGGGATTTTTGGATGTATCTAGGGAAACTGAAAATCTGTCAGTTCGGTTAAGGTTTCTTTTGGGGAGCACGACGAAGGCTAATGATGCATTTAAAGCCATGCAGGGGTATGCCTCAACTGTGGCTTTTTCATTTCGTGAAATTCAATCCGCCGGCACGACATTAACTGCTGTCACACAAGACGTTGAAGAGCTTTCTAAAATACTGCGGATTACGGGTGATTTAGCAGCAGCGACTGGCCTAACATTCCAGCAAACATCGGAACAGATAGTCCGTTCTTTTTCAGCCGGCATTGGAGCGGCAGACCTGTTCAGAGAGCGCGGTGTCACAGCCATGCTCGGATTTCAAGCCGGAGTCGCTATTTCTGGCGAGCAAACCAAGAAACAAATATTCAAATTATGGGATGATGTGACATTCAGGCTGCGCGGTGCGGCAGGTGCGATGTCAACGACGTGGGATGGCCTGACGTCGTTCATCGGGGACAAATGGTTCCGCTTCCGAGAAATTGTGATGGATTCGGCACCATTTGACTTTGTGAAGTCTGCTGTTAAAGCTTTGAATGACTATTTAGACGCCAATTTTTCAAGCATCGAAGAGGCTGGTAAGATGCTTGGTGAGTCGCTGGTTGACGCATTCAA